GCTCGGCCACACCGGCGTGCGTGGCCAGAAGGCGGATCACGGTATTGGCATCCACCTCGAGCTGGGTGACTGCCTTCTTGACGGCCTTCGCCTGCGCGGCCGCAGATCTCTCCACCTCCTCGATCTTGCTGCGCGCCGCGTTAATACCCTCGGCCAACCCGCTCGCCTGCTGTCGCGCCCTTTCCAGCTCGCGCATCACGGCATCGCGCTTCTCGAATGCCTTGCTCATGGCACCGTTGATGACCTCGTTCACGCGCTGCTCGACCTTGTCCAAATCCATGCTGCACCTCCATGCAAAAGCCCTGCGCTCTGGCATCCCCGGTAGCGGCCGTTCCCCTTGCGGGGTGGGATGCCAGAGCACAGGGCTCTGTTTTGAAGGTCCGGCCGCTACGCACTGACGGGAGAATCGTCAGGCGGCAAGGCTCGCGCGCCGAACCCTACAGGGGGGGCGCAAGGGCGCGGTCTAACGTATGCTTCGCGAAATCCATCCAAGTCATAAAAATGGCTCACTACCTGCGAGACAAGAGAATTGGTTCTCTCACCATTACTGAAGAAGATGTTCGCGAGCTATGCGACATTTTTTTCCAGAGAATGAATGTCGTAAGCGCCACCCGAGATAAGCCGAATGAACCCGAAATCAAAGGCGCACACTTTGTGATCAGGTTTGACAATCGAGGGTACAAGGCCTATTCCACCGACGATGTGCTCACCTATTGGCGTCAGGCTACAAAAGTAGAGCGCCTGGTATTTGCGACCGAATCGTTTGAAAGTCTAAATTCCAACAGGCTGCGTGGCACGTATGTCGAACTCAAGCTCGATTTGGCAGATGAACAGTGCTGGCTCGTATCTTCCTCTGATAGCAAAGAATGGATGGACGGCTCGTTCACTGCGATCGACGAGTATTTGACTAAGTGCAAAAACAAGAATCGTCTGATTAGAACGCCTTGGACACCATTTGCTGTTTACGTCCTCGGACAGGCTGTGATTCTTGCCCTAAGCCTCTGGCTAGCGGTGAAAATTGCGCCCCGCCTCGCCGTGGATAGTCCGGTCATCATCGGATTTATCATCCTGCTATTTCTTTATTTGCCGATTTGGCTATTCCTCCATGGGCAGGTTATGAGGTGGATCGCATTGGCGTTTCCAAACATCAAATTCCATAAGCAAAATCGAAGTCTGCATTGGTTCGGTCAGGCAATGATCGGCGCGCTGGTAATCTTCGCGCTCGGGCAGGCCGGCAGTTGGTTCCTGAGCCTGCTTGGGGAACTCATTAAGTCCACGCCGTAGTACCTGGAGCGAGGTCGCGGCAATCACGCCGCGATGTTGTCCGTGGTCCGGGCCGTTTCGATACCATCCATGCCCTCGCCGCCAGCGCGCGGCCGCGGGGGGAAGGTCGGGCTGGTGTTCTCGCGCACCGGTGGCTCGGCCGCTGCTTCCTGCTGCGCCGCCGGCGCCACCACCCCCGCGCCGCCCTGCCCTTGGATGTACGGGTCCTTGATGTTCATGGCCGCGGTCTGCGCCGGCGTCGGGAAGTTGGGGTCGTCGCCGCCCGGGCTGGGCCGCGTGTAGCCCGCGCCCTGCATGATCGCGTCGGCGATCGGCGCGATCATCGGCATCTGCGCCACCTGCGCGCCGCCCTGCATCGCCGCGAAGGCTGCCTGCACGCCGGTCTGCACGGCCTGGGCCATCAGCTGCTTGATCTGGGCCTCGGTGAGCCGCTCCTTCATGTCCAGCTCGCGCGCCTTCAGCTCGAGGCCAGCCAGCTTGACCTCTTGCGCCACGCGCTCCTGCACCTGCTTCTCGACCTCCTCGGGCGAGGCCTGCCGGCCCGCCGCGCGTAGCGCCTCCACCAGGTCGCGCTTGAACGGCACATCCATGAGGCTGGCCAGGAACGGCATGGCCGCGGCCTGGTACTGCGCGGGCAGGCTCTTGACGGCCTCCGACAGCGCGTTCAGCTGCTGGCCGCGGTAGGTGTTTGTGCTCGGCACCTCCTCGAGACCGACCATCAGGCGCGTGCGCTGCACGTCGTTCGAGAGATACGGCAGCCCGGTGTCCGGGTCCTCCTCCACCTTGTTGATGGTGACGGAGCGGTCGGCCCGCACCGCATCACCCTCGATGACGATGACCGTTTCCTTACGCCCGAGGTCTTCGATGATGAGCGCCAGCAGCAGCTCGCCCACCATCTTCCGGCCGGCGCGGAAGTTGTCCATCATGACGCCGAGGGACTGGTTCGACTGCTCCACCTGGGTCTGCTCCTGCAGGCCGGAGCGCGCCGTGCCCTCCTTGCCCATGAAGCCCGAGGTGACCGCGCTCACGCGCTGGATGGTCGCGCGGTTGTCGTCGAGCATCTTGTAGTGCTGCTCGGTGAGCGTGTAGTCGCGCTTGACCTCGAAGCGCGCGCCCGTCTTCTGCATCTCCTCGGGGTCGAGCAGGATGTCGGCGTCGACGCGCGCCACCTGCTGGCGGAACTGCGCATCGGACATGGCCACAGCGCCCTTGGTGCGCTCGGTGCGCACCGCGCCCATACCCCAACGCAGCTTGCTGATTCCGCTGTTCAGGCTGTCCTGCGGGAAGATCATGTCGCGGATGTAGCCATAGGGCTTGCCCGTGCCGTCCTCGCGAAAGCCGATGAACGGCGCGTAGGGGAAGTGCGGGTGCGGGTATGGCGTGGGGCCATCGTGCAGCAGGTGCGGGCCCAGCCAGAAGCTACGTCGAACGCGGCTCACCACCGCCTTCGACACCTCGGCGTGGCCGCGCGCGATCGCGATGTTGTGCGCCATGTTGTCCTCGTCGTACTCCACCACGCGGCCGTCGGGCATGGTGAGCACCGTCACGCTGACCCAGCGCCGGTACCAGAGTTCGACTAGGCACAGCTCCTTGCTGGTCGGGTTGAACCAACGGTCCTCCTGCACCGTCCAGGAGCGCGCCTCGTCCCAGCTGTTGCGCAGGCCAGTGGACATGCCACCGTCGAGCCCTTCCGGGCCCAGCATGCCCCACCAGTTCGAGCCCATGCGCCCGCAGGCCTCGATCAGCTCGCGATGCTTGGGGAAGGTCTTGGCGATGCGGTCCGGCCGCAGCCAGCGCTGGCGCCGCAGCCAGCGCGCGTCGCTCAGGTCGTCCTCCTGGGCCTTCATGTCCCAGTGGATCTCGTTGCGGTGGATGTACCGGCAGCGGTACCGGTAGCTGAACGGGTCGGCCTGGCGCGCGACCTCCACCCACGCCACGCCCACGCCGATCTGCGGGCGGAACGCGGCCGAGCACGCGCGGTCGGCCTTGGACTGCTTCTCGGCCTCGTTGAGCTTGAAGTTCAGGCCGTCGGCCACGTCCTGGCCACCGGGCTGCCCGTTCGGCGTCACGCGCCAGTCGGTCCGGGTCTTCGCTTCGTAGCCCTGGATCGACAGCAGCGCCGGGTTGACCAGGTTCTCCACCGCGGGCGGGATGCCCAGCGCGCGCTGGCGCTGCAGCAGCTCGGAGTCGAGCTGGTTGCCGTCGGCGTAGTCCATTTCCTTGTCGGCGGTGCCGCGCCAGAAGGGCTGCTGCTCGATCTCGTCGCAGATGTCGGTGTACTCGGTGAGCGAGATGGCGAGGTCTTCGCCGGCCTCGAAGGTCTTGCGCTCGGGTGGCGTGTCGTCGGTCATGTACATGGGGGCGGTCCTATGTGCGCCAGTCGGGCGCGGGCGCGGGCTCGTAGCTCGAGCGTTGGCTGTTCGGCTTGGGGATGCCGCTGATGAAGGTCATGGCGACGGCGTCGCCCTTGTCCGGGCTGCGGCCCAGCACCTCGCGGATCTCGTCCTTGTCGCGCATCTGGAGGGCGGCGACCTTGCCCATGGTCACGACCTTGTAGCGGACCGCGGCGAGGTCGGCTAGCAGCTCGGGGTCGGGCGGGAGCGAGATGGGGTTCGGGTTGGTCGGGTCGAGCGCCTCGCGCAGGCGCCAATACATCTCGGCGCGCTTGTTGCGGTACCGCAGGTTGCCGGCCTTCGTGACGCTGGCCGAGGCCTCCGAGCCGTTCACGCCAAGCACGTTGAGGTTCAGGCCCACTAGGTAGTCCAGCGCGCTCGAGCCGATGCCGATGCTGTCCACGCAGATGCACGCGCCATCGCGCACCAGCGGCACCACGAACCCGGCGGCCGTCGGCCCGTCCTTCGTGACGATGCCCGGGGCGGTCACCAGCTGGTCGAACCAGGTGTCGTGCCGGCGCGCCACGCTGGACTTGTCGATGCCGCCGCGGGCCGGGTCGAAGCCGATGGAGGTCATCGGGCCCTTGGCGTCCCGCGCCTTCCAGCGCGCCTGGGCGGCCTTGATCCACTCGGTGGGGAGGACCTGCCAGGCCGGATCGGCCGCGCCGGCCTGGAAGTCGCCGCGCAACATCTGGCTGCGCAGAGGCTCGGGCATCGACTGGAGCACGGCCTTGTAGCCGGTGGTCAGCAGGAAGATGTTGTCCTCGACCGACGACGGGATGAACGTCCGGCTCTTCGGCGTCATCATGTCGTCGCCGACCTTCACCGGCTCGGGACCATCCACCTCGAGGTCTTCGCCCTTCTCGTCGGTCACAAACCAGCGCAGCTCGCCCGGCTTGGCCGGCCGGGGATGGCTGGGCTCGAGCCATGGGCCCCAGTAGCGCTTCACCCATTCGCCCTCGGGCCCGGTCGGCGGGTTGCCCGCGCACACCACGCGCTGGCGCACGTTGGGGTCATGGGAGCGCAGCCAGCCGATCAGCGCGCGGAACTGCCCTTCCGTGAAGTGGCAGATCTCGTCGAACAGCTTGGCGTCGTGAGGGCGGCCCTGGTACTTGATCCAGTCGCCCGGGTCCTTCACGCTGCCCAGCTCGAGCACCTTGCTGAACGGCAGGCGCCAGATGCCGTCCTGGCTGTTGTAGCCCTTGCGCGTGCCGAGGATGGTGGTCATCCGCTCCTCGATGCCGACCAGCTGCACGGCCTCGCGCCGGAAGATGATCGAGTGCTGCTGCGAGGTGAGCGACAGGCCCAGCAGCAGGTCGGTCTTCCCGCCGCCGGCGGCGCCGCCATAGAACAGGATGTCGGCCTCGGACTCGTACGCCGCGCGCTGCGGGCCGTCCTGCGGCACCCAGATAGGCGCGTCGCCCGCCAACAGGATGGTGTCCAGCTCGGCGCGCGCGGCCGGGTCCATCTGCCGGATCATGTCCAGCATCTGGGCCGTCGAGAGCTGCAGCTCGGCCGCCATGCGTCAGGCCTTCCCGGTGACCAGCGAGGCGACCGCGGCCGCCGCGGCCGGGTTGGAGCTGAACAGGCGGCTCAGGCGCACGGCGCGCTCGGTGTCGGTGAGCGCACGGGTCGAGCCCGGCACCGAGGTGGCCTCGCCGTCGGGACCGTCCAGCAGGCCGAATGCCTGGCGCTCCAGCTGCACCAGCACGCGCAGGCACTCGCCAAGATCCTTCATCGTCTTCGCGCGCCCGGGCAGGCTGATGATCTTCTGATAGAGGTCGTTGAGCCGGTCCTGGCCGTTCTCGTCGGGCTTGCGCATGATGTCGCCCAGCTCGGCCAGCAGCGCGGCGTTCTCCAGCCCGGACTGCTGCTCCAGCTCGGCCAACAGGTTCATGGCGATGGTGCGCGAGCGCTGGATGTCCTTGCGGTGGGCCAGGCGGACGGTGGCTATGGCGATCGCGTTGGCTTCGACGACCTGCTTCTCGGACGCTTTTGCTTCGCTGCGTACCTCGTTGCGTACCGCCTCTTTGCGTACCAGCGCCTCGGCCTTGGCCTGAATGCGCGGGGAAAGGTCTCGCTCCCATCCATCACGCTTTGCCCGCTTGCGAATGGCGCCCTCGGTGATGCCGTGCTCCTCGGCGATCTGGCGCAGCGGCTTGATGCCCGAGCGGTAGTCCGTCTCGATGGTGGCGTAGTCCGGCGCGGCGGCGCCCGCGGCGGGTTTGGATGCTGCGGGTGGGGTGGAGGTCTTGGGTGCTGTTGCGGCCTTGGATGCCGGCTTGCGTGTGGCCATGCCTGCGAGTCTTCCGCGCACGGGCGAGCGGGGCGAACCCTATAGGGGGTGCAGCTTCCCTGCCGCGGAAACCGAATCTTGGCAGGCGCACAGGAGAACTTATGGTCTCTTCAATGTAGGACAGCGCCTCAGCGAACAGTAAAAAACTTGCGCCTGCACCCGATGGCTGCTGATGATCGAGAAATGCTCGTTTCTGACCCCGAACTGAAGTCGCGCCTGACGGCCCAGATGGCCTGGGAGGCGGCGTGCGAACGGGTGCGCAAGGTGCTGCAGCCGCCGCCGGGGTATCCCAAGCCGACAGCCGAGGAACTGGAGGCCGCCTTCACGAACGCCGCGGAACGGCTCCATACCCTCCGCATCATGTGCACCACGGCCGAGGAATGAAAAAAGCCCACCAGGGCGAACCTGGTGGGCGAACGTGCGGCGAGGCCGCGCGAGGAGACAACTGACATTGACGGGGCCATCTTCTTCCGGCCCCGCGGTGCGATGAACCCCTACAGGGGGAGGCTGGTGCCGCCACCACGGATTTGAACCTGGGGCCCTTCCCTTACAGGGGGAACGCTCTACCGGACTGAGCTATGGCGGCTGTGTGTCGATGGTGTGGCCCGGCGCAAGGTGTTGCATCCCCGAAGGGTGGCGCGTAGGGAATTCGACCCCTACCCCCGACCTCCGGCCATGGGCCGGCGTTCTGGTGCTCTGAACTAACGCACCCGTTCCCTCGCGGCGCTCACCATCATCGAAGCGAGCCGGGCTTGATTCCGGCTTGCACTCACCGAGTCCGCTGCTTGTTCGCGTAGAGGGTGGACGTTGCGGCCCTACTTCCCCCACCCCTGCGTGTCCTTCCACGCCGCCGCTTCGATAATGGTCCCGGCCTTGCCGGGGGCCCCCGTCGGGGGCGATTCTTTCCGTCCTTCGAGACAAGTCAAAAGCGGGGCGTCGCTCGCAGGCGGATGCCACTCAAGGCCTCGGCCGGTTCGCCCTGCGCAGCTACCCGGCATCATGCATCTCGACCCGTGCTCGAATCACGGTTGAGCCCCTTCGGGGTGGTCATCTGGTTGCGGTGGTCGGCTTCGAACCGACGACATACAGGGTATGAACCTGGCGCTCTACCTGGCTGAGCTACACCGCGCAATCGAAGTGTGAGGTGTTCGCCGCCGGCACGCTCGCCCTACAGGGGGTTTCGAACAGCTGCACCTGCTTCGGGTCGGACGGGGCCTCGAGCGCGGCCACGCGGCGGCGCAGGCGCTTGATCTCTTCGGCCTGCTCGGCGGCCAGCATGGCGGTGTTGCGGCCGTTCTCGATCGCGATCGCCTGGGCCGCCGCGCCGGCCTGCAGCGTGGCAAGCATGCGGTCCTCGCGCGGGGTGAGGTGCAGTAGCGTGTCGCCAATCTCGATCTTCACCCAGCCGTCGGCCAGCAGCGTCTTCGACATGGCGCGCGCCGGCGGGTGCTGGACGGCCGGCACGTACACCCCGCGCTGGACGCGCAGGATGTCGCCGCGGTCGACCAGCGTGCCGACGCGGTCGTCGATCACGCTGAGCGTGAGGCTGGTCAGCTCGGCCAGCGTCTCGCGGGTGACGATTTGCTCCTTGGCGTGCAGATCCTGCACGGCCTCGAGCACGATGGTGGTGCTGCTTTTGCGATCTTCAGCCATTCGGTTGTTCTCCTCGTTCAAATTCTGTCGAGCGCCCACTGGGCGGCTTTCCGCTCGCGCGGGGTGGCCGGCACGTTGCCCGCCACGATGTCCTGCCAGATAGCCACCATCCAGCGGTGGGCGGCGCCGAAGCGCTCCACCTTCTCGGCCGCCGGCGCGGGGCCCTGATCGAGCCAGCGGTGGCAGGCGGCGCAGCCGTGGACATGCCACTGATCGTCGGCCTTGCGCGCGCCGGCCTTGCCGTGGATGGAGAGGTTGCTGTGGCAGGCCACGGTCGTGTCGGTGCCGCCGCGGCACACGCCCGGCACCAGCAGCAGGCAGCGCTGGCCGCGCGCCATCGCCAGCAGCGCGCGGTTGCGCTGCGGCTCGGGCTTCGGTATTGCGCCGCGGAAGTCCGCGTCGTTGATCGCCGCCATGCGCACGATGCGGCCGGGCACCGGCTGCACGCGCGCGAGCGGCGCCGGCGCGACGGCAGGCGGCAGCTGGCGCTTGAAGGCGCTCCGCTTGAGGGGCGCGCTGCGCTTCATTCGCCGAAGCCTCCCAGGATGGCCTCGATCATGTCGATGCGCGCCGTCGGCGCCAGGTGGCGCCACAGCGTCTTGCCGGCGTGCTCGGTGCGCAGGAAGGCCACGGCGTTCGTGTGGAAGACCTCCATGGCGCCCTGCTCCACCTGCGAGTAGCTGATGCTCTTCGGCACCGGGAACACGCCGCCCTTCGGGCCCGGGAACCAGTCCACGTGCCCGGCGCCCACCTTCAGCCAGTCGCGGAACGGGTCGAAGGCCTCGAACCGCTCCTGCGCCTGGAACACGGCCTGCTCGAGCGCCATGTGCTTCCGGTGGAACCAGCCCAGCCGCTGCTGGTGCGTCTTGACCTCCACCATCTCGCCCGGCTCGAGCCGCATCAGGCTGGAGAGGAAGCGACGCCAGCGGGACTGATTCTGCTGGCCGAGGCCGTCGACGTAGCCCGTGAACACCTCACGCGCGATGACGCGCTTCTCCTCGGGCAGCTCGAGCGGGTGCTGGCGCACGAGCACGATGTCAGCCATGGTCAGGCTCCGAGTTCGGACAGCAGGGCCTTCAGCTGGCGCAGCTTGTCGCCGCCGGCCGCGGCCGCCTGCAGCTGTGCGTCGACTTCGAGCGCGATCGCGTCGACCTCGTCGGCGGCGCGGCGCAGCAGCGCGCCGAGGTCGCCGAGCCGGCTCACGAACTTGTCGCCCGGGCTGAGGGCCGCGGCCGGCGTGGCCGTCGCGGGCGGGTGGGGCGCGGGCTGCGCCGGCGCGGTAATCGTGGTGGTGGCGCGGATGGGGCTGGGCACGGGGTCGTTCTCCTGGGTGCTGGTGGTGATCTGGCGCGCGAGGACGCGGATGTAGAGGCCGGGCGGGGATTGCTTCACGAGACGGGCGTCGCACAGGTGCGCGAGGCAGCCGTCGATGACGGCGCGGTCGGGCGTCATGCCGCCACGGCGCAGCTCGCCCATGACCTGGTCGCGGGTCCATGGGTCCTTGATCGGCACGGCGTCCAGCACCTTCTTCGCCATCGTGTTGAGCCCGCTTTCCAGCCGGGCCTGCTTCGCTGCATTCATCGCTGCTCCAGGGTTTTCGATTCCGGCCATTCGCAGGCCTTCGATGACGCCGCGCCCGAAGGTCGAGCGGCGGGTTTGTTCGCGATCGGTCAGGCTCATAGCCGGATGGACCTCCGATAGGGCCACGCCACCATCGCGGCGTCGCGTTCGTGCTGGTTGCTGCGGCCGGCCCAGCCAGTCGCGAGGGCGAAGGCAGGTGCGGCCAGCTTGGCGCCCTTGGCGGATGGGCTGATGCCGTGCGCTGGGATGCCGAGGTCCGCGCAGATGGACGTGATCAGGTTGCACCAGGCGTCCACCTGACCCAGGGAACGTGCGGTGGCCAGCGCCGCGCCGAAGTCGGATTTCTTGCGAGCGTTCCAGGTGCGCGTCTGCAGCCGGCTGTCCTCAAAGATGACGCGCGCCGGCATGTAGTGCCGCAGCGCGTGCTCGATGGAGTGCGGCTCGACGGTCTTCAGGAACTCGAGCGCGCCGCCGCTGAACGCGGCCAGGCCGGTGCTTGCGCCCGGATCGATTCCAAGGAGGTTCACCGTCACAGGAGCGCTCCTTGAGGCGAGGTGCGCAGCGCGTCCAGCCGCGCGGCGGCCGTCTTCACCGCCTCGTGGCCGGTCTTCCAGTCGTCACCCCAGATGTCGCGGAGCGCGGTCTTGTACTCGTCGCACAGCGTGCCGTCTTTGCGCGAGCGCCAGAACTCCGGGCCGTTAGCAATGCCGCGGGCCAGACACTCGCGGCAGTTCGCGGTGTAGCCCGGCCAGTCCGCGCGCGCCGCGGCCTTTTCGCAGTTCGGGCAGTTCATGCCGAGACGCCCTCCAGCAGGTGCTCGAAGTCGCCCCACAGCACGTTCGCGCTGCGCATCTTGACCTCGAGGACCAGCGCCGCGTCGGTGAGCGAGCGGCGCGAGAGGCCTGCGGCGATCAGGCGATCGCACGCTTCCAGCCCGGCGCGGATGGAGGCGCGGCGCTCGTCGGCGATGGTGGGCGCGCCCGCCTGCTCGTACAGCGCATTGCAGGCGCCGCGCACGATGCGCACTTCCGGCAGGTCAGGGTCGACCTGGTCGGCGATCAGCGCGCCCAGCACCACGTAGAGCACGCGGCCCGAGGTATTGACGAACTCGTCGCTGTCGTCGCCCAGGATCGCGTGGATCTGCGCGCGCACGTTGGTCGCGTGCCATTCCTTCTCGACCAGCGCCCGCTCGATGAGCGACAGGCGCGGCTGGCGGCCGCGGCGCGCGGTCATGCTGCCACCTCGGCCATGGCCCGGCCATCGTGCGCGGCCGCGATGTGGTTCATCAGGTGGTTCGAGGGATGGCGTGCCCATGCCACCAGCCCGAACTCGAGCCCGTTCATCAGCGCCGCGTGGAAGACGTCGGGCGCCCAGCCGCAGATGACGCGCGCCTCGTCCGGGTCGAGCGGACCATGGCGCAGCAGCTTGTGCAGGGTGAAAGCCTTCTCGATCATGCAAGCTCCGGCGTGGGCTCAGGAACGAAGGCGCCGTCATTGGCCGGCGCGAACGAGGCGAAGTGCACGGCGCAGCCATCCAGGCGGCAGCGATCGGCCGCTCGGTAGTCGGCGATGCCGCGGGCGACCTCGACGGTCAGCTGCCCGGCCTGGCGCAGGCAGGTTTCCGTCCAGGCGAGGTCATGCAGGCGCCGCTGGGCACCGAGCGCGATTGAGGCGATGTCGGCGACCCGCATGTCAGGCCTCCGCGGCGGTGCCGGTGGTGGCCGCGGCGCTGCGCAAGCTGGCCAGCGCCGCGCGCTCCTTCGCCGTCGGACCGCGCACGGTCACGGTGTGGTCGATGCGCATGGCGGGCGGCTTCACGCCCCCGCCCCAGCCCGCGGCCAGCTCGCGCTTCAGCGCGTAGGTCCAGCGTGTGCGGTGCGCCTTCCAGTCGCCGCTGCGCACCTCCATGCCCATGCTGCAAGCCGCGCGCCAGACCGCCGGGTGCGACCACGCGCCGATCTGCCCTTCGTCGCGCTGGCGCAGGCCGTCCGCCGCTTCGTAGAACGCCCATTCCGGATCGAGCGCCGGCCGGCACAGCCGCAGGAACTCGCCGAGCGTCGGCGCGAAGGCGCGCTCGCGGCAGGCGGCGATGCCGCGCTGGATCTCGGTCTCGTGGAAGCCGGCCAGGCCGGCGCCCCATTCCTCCTGGACGGTCCGCTCGTTCACGCCGACCCACATGTCGGCGACCTTGGCGCCGAGCTGCGCGGTCAGGCGCTCGAAGACGCGGGCGACCCAGCGGCGCGGCACGGGCGCGGTGTCAGCCAACGATGCGGGATTCGGCGTCGACAGTTCGGTCGTCGTCATGGTGGTCTCCTGGGTTGGTGAGTCCGGCCAGCGTGGCGGCGCGGCGCTCGTGGACGTTGGGGTTGAAGCTCCCGGCGTTCGCCGCGGTGGCGCGCGCCGGGCTGACGTGGGCGATGGGCCCGGCGGCCCACTGCGTGCGGTAGCCCTCGGCCTTCTGCAGCAGCGTGCCCACCGGGTGGCATTCGCGGGTGACGAACAGGTCGTCGATGCGCTCGACGTAGAACCGCGCGACCTTGGGCGCCTCGTCGTGCCCGATGCGCTGGACGAACTGCTTCACCTTCGCGTTGACCTGCGCGTTGCGGACCGGCCGCGAGCCGTAGCGGGCCTCGTAGGCGTCGGAGTACGCGGCCCACGTTGCGCGGCACGCGGCCTGCAGCGCGGTTTCCGCCTCCTCGGTGCCTCCGGTCTTGGCCGCCTTCGCCGGTTTGGCCGGCGGCGCAGCGGCCGGCAATGGTTCATTGACGGTTCTATGACGGTTCAACTGATGATTTGGGTGCGCCATCTGCACCTCTGGAGGTGCGCCATTTGCACCACCTGGTGCGCCATCTGCACCCCCTGGTGCGCCGTTTGCGGGGGGTGCGCCATCTGCACCGGTCGGCTTTGCCGATCGGGCGCGCGGCGCGGGCGCCTTGGTGGCGTCGAACCGGCTGGGCCGGATCGTGTAGCTGGTGCTCGTGTTCGCGCGGTACTCACGGAACACGGCACCGGTGGTTTGCAGCCAGGCGAGCGCGTCTTGCACCGCACGCTCCGAGAGGCAGGTGCGGCTGGCGATGGTCCCGACGGACGGCCAGCAGACGCCGTCATCGCTGGCTTGGTCGGCCAGCGAGATCAGCACCGCCTTCTGAGCTGGTGACATGTTCTGGAGCGGCCAGCAGGCCGCCATGACGATGGTGCTCATGCGATCAGGCCGCCTTCCTCTCGAGCTGGCGGCCGTAGTCGCTGTAGTTGGCGGCGACGATCATCCGCATCGGCAGCGGGCTCACCGAGTTGCCGCACATGCGCACCTGCGCGGTCTTCGACAGCACCTTGCCCTCGGCCGTGCGGTCGATGACGTAGCTCGGCGGGAAGTCCTGGGCGTTGTAAAGCTCGCGCGGCGTGAGCATGCGAAAGCAGATGTCGACGATGACCCAGGGCTCGCCGCGGAACCAGACCGTGACCAGGGCCAGCCGGTCCTTCGTGGTGATCGTGGTCGAAGGGTCGCGCAGGTCGCACCACTGGCCGCCGCTACCGTGGTAGCGCATGAGGAACGCTGCACAGCGCAAGGCGCCCTCCTCGTGCTCCTTGCTCAGGCGGTACTGCACAAGCCCGTGGTGCTCGCCGCCAGCGGCAACGGTCGTGAGCGGCTCGCGCGCGTCGCGGCCGTCGCTGTGCTGGCGCAGGGTCGCGAGATGTGCAACGACAAGCTGCTGCTGGCTGCCGCTGGTGGTGATCGCGGACGACGGCTCGCGCAGGTCGCGCGCGTGGGTGGTGTTGAAGCCGCCGTTCGCCTGCACCATGAACGCAGTGGACAGCCCGTGCTTCAGCCCGCCCGCTGTGACAGTTCTCAGAGGCTCCACGAGGTCGAGCACGCGGGGCGCCTGGTCCTTCTGTCCGTCCTTCCCCTTCCGCTCGCCGTAGCCCATCTGCACCAGCACGGCCGCGGCCATCGCGGTCTCGCCGCCCTTCGCCGTGGTGATCGTGCGCTGCGGCTGCTGCACGTCATGCGCGACATTGCGGGTGTGGGTCACGGGAACCAGCGTGGGTGCGAGCGCCGCGTGCGTGGTCGGCACGATGAACGGCGCCGGGCTCTCCAGCACGAACTTCCGCATGCCATGCGCGAGACGGCGCAGCGTGGCGTCGACCAGCGGCCGCTTGCGATCGAAGATGCTCTGCCCCTCGATGCTCCAGTTGATGCAGTCCGCGGCCGGCCGC